TATACCATATATTTGGCAGTTTGTACATATTTAAATGGTACATCCTCTGGGACTTGAACCCAGAACCAATAAATTAAAAGTTTACTGCTCTACCAATTGAGCTAAGGATGCATAAGGTGATATCATATCTAAAAAATTTCAATTCCTGCTTCTTTATAGGCTTTATTTGAATCTGGTCTTTTTGATCTATAACCTAGCTTATTCAGTTGTTTATCTTCTTCGCGTGTTACCCAAACTAAAATGTGGTGATTTTCTATTATATCAAAAGTGTTTTCTGGCGATTCTAATAATTTTAGCCATATTTCTTCTACAGGATTTTTGTGCTCCATTAATATACTTTTTCTGCCTGGATCATACTTGGGCTGATTTTCCCATTCTAAATCTAGTGGAATATTATTTTCTTGAGCATAGATCATGGCCTTTTTCGACCAAAGTGGTTTAACACCAAATTCAGTTTGCCGAATTAACATTTTAGTACCGCATTTTATACCATACTTTTCTTTTTTATCTTCTGATTTTTTGTACTGGTTTACGCTGTATTGTATTATGTTGAATAAATGTTTCATGATTAAAAATGGCTGCGAAGGCAAGGATCGAACTTGCGACCAAGTGATTAACAGTCACCTGCTCTACCGCTGAGCTACTTCGCATTCTAAAATTTTTGTAATATTTTCGGCTAAATCCTTAAACCATTCTACACCATGACCTCGAGTTGTTTCAGCCGCGGTGCCGATGCGAATACCACTTGTTTCAACGAATGATCTTTTATCATTAGGTACTCCATTCTTATTTACGGTGATGTCGTTCTCTTCTAATAAGTCAGCAGCGTATCTTCCGCTATAGGGTTTATCACTTAGATCGATTAGTATAATGTGAGAATCAGTACCTCCGCATTGAACTTTAAATCCATTCTTAATAAATACTTCAGCCATCGCTTTAGCATTATCTATAACCGCTTGGGCGTAATATCTAAACTCTTTAGTATCTGCTTCAACGAACGCTTGAGCTTTCCCTGCAACGATATTCATAAGTGGACCACCTTGAGTGCCAGGAAAGATTGCACTATTAATCTTCTTTGAGTAAGATTCGTCGTTCCAAATGATAATGCCACCTCGTGGACCTCTTAAAGTTTTGTGAGTAGTGGACGTAACAACATCAGCATAAGGTACAGGGGATGGATAAGCTTTACCTGCAATCAAACCTGAGTAATGAGCCATATCAACTAAAAGATATGCACCGACTTTATCAGCGATTTTTCTAAATTTCTTAAAGTCGATTACGCCAGGATAAGCACTTGCACCTGCTATAATCATCTTTGGTTTAACGTCTTCAGCTTTTTTCCGAATTGAGCGGTAATCTAAAAAGCCGTCCTTATCGACACCATAGTGGTGTGATTCGTAAACTTTACCAGATATATTCACCTTAGCTCCGTGTGATAAGTGACCACCACTCGCTAGATCCATTCCAAGAATCTTATCACCTGGCTTTAAGAATGCTTGATAGACTGCAGTGTTTGCATTAGCACCACAATGAGGTTGAACATTAGCAAACTTACAACCATAGATATCCTTTAGCTTTTCAATAGCAAAGGTTTCAATAGTATCCATATGTTCGCATCCATTATAGTAACGCTTGCCTGGATAACCTTCAGCATACTTGTTCGTAAATATACTACCAGCTAATTCCATTACAGCATTACTAGCAAAGTTCTCACTCGCAATAAGTTCAACCGTCTTTGACTGACGATGTCGTTCTTGTACTAAAATTTCTTTAATTTCTTTGTTCATTTTATTTTTCTGGCGGTCTTGCGAAGAATTGCGAACCTACTTGCATAAGCTCTGTTAAGTCTTTATTAAATTTAGCGGTGAGCTCATCGGTTTGAGACTCAGCGTGTTTAAGAACATTGATGCTACCAAGCATCGCAAAGCATCTTTCCTGTAGATTGTCAATAATGTCATTCATAATTTTTATTTATAGTGGTACGCCCGATAGGACTTGAACCTACGACCCACGGTTTAGAAAACCGTTGCTCTATCCAGCTGAGCTACGGGCGCTGAAATGGAGCTTCCTGTCAGATTCGAACTGACGACCTGCTGATTACAAATCAGCTGCTCTACCAACTGAGCTAAGGAAGCGTTAATCATTATCGTTTAATTTTTAAAGGCTGATTTTTTGTTACGTTTTTAATCCACAGTGTTCTTACAACTAGTGGATTATTTTTAAACATTGGCATCATTCTTTTAAATGTTTCCCAACTTGGCTTTGGATCGTCTAAGCCTGTCCATGCTTCCATTCTTTCTTTTTCTGTTAATTTCATAATTTTTAATATATTGAGATGGCATCTTCGGGGAGAATCGAACTCCCATTGCCTGGATGAAAACCAGGTGTCCTAACCGTTAGACGACGAAGACTTATTTGTTAAACTTTCAATTTGTTACCGGTGATTGCTTCATTTTTAGTAAGACCATTTGATTTAAAGAAGCCGTTTGACGTATTGATGTCATAAACTTCAACGCGACCTAATATGCTACATGCCTTTTTCAACAATCGAGAACCAATTCCTTTTCTTCGTTGGCGAACTGGAACATAACATTGAAACATGTTCATTCCTTCATCTTTATATGCTAAGGCCCAACCGGTCCATTTATCACCGTTATGAGCCATGATTAAGTAACCACGATCTTCCTTTAAACAGCGCTTGAGTTCAGTTAAGATTAAGCCTCCACAGATGTGACCATCAGCCTCGCGATAAACACTGAAGTTATTTTTGGAACACCAGTGAATCACGTCCGATGGTGGCCACACTTTTGATAGATCGTATGTTTTTACAAATGTCCGCATATTACATACTCCAATATGTTTCAGATGAAGGAGAGCAATAGTATGGAGTATCATATCTTTCCCAAAAGGTTTTCTGAGACATCATATTTACTCCTTTGACAAATGTTTTGTGAATTGCGAATCGCTCCTTTTCGTCAAGAGATTCAGCGATGTATTGACCTAAGTTCTTAGAATCTTCAACGTCATCTTTGCTCATGAGCTTTTCGCCGCCTCTGAAACGCTTGTCCTTACGGTAAATTTCAACCGTTACCATATTAGGATTCGGATTTTCCATTACGCTACCTTTGTTAAAAGTGAAGGCGAGACGCGCCAACCGCCTCCCATTTCAACTGAAACGTTGATAGTTTTTTGATTAACCTTTTCAACGATTCCGTGAATCAGACTTGATCCTGAGGTGAATTCTACTTCATCACCTACTACGAATTTTGATGCTTCACGAGCTACTAGAAAGCGGCTGGCTTGTTTGTGAAGAGTTGTGACAAGATCTAAATCTTTGCGGTCCATGTCAGAGAAGAGCATGGTGAGTTTTTGTTTTTGAGTTTGTGTTAGTGCCATAATTTATTCCTTTGGTTTGATTGTTATAGTACTATTATACCATAAGAAACCAGTTGTGTGAACTGTTATTTTCAGCCCGCAAGCCCTTAAGTCGTCTAAGTAGTTAATAGACAATCAGATAAAAGTGCACTTTTTTTGCACTTTTTTTAAGTAATTGTATATCAACTATTTACGCTTCGGACGGCAAATTCAATCGCTCGAGAGGCCTCAAGCCTCACTGGACGGTTTTTATACCATCCGCCAGTTTCCCTATCTAGCTCACGTACAAGGGCTTCTACCTCTTCTGCAGTGATTGGATATCCTCTTCGAATGGCATTTGCCGAGATTGACATCATGATCTGATACATCTTAGTGTACCACCCTGACTCGCCAATTGTCATATATTCGTTAATAAGAGTCTTATTGATGAATGGGCAATCACGGTATGACGTCCACTGATAGCTCGTATTCGTAAGTTGTGTTTTACGGTATTCATCAAGCTTTTTCTGTATTGCTTCAGGAAATTTAGATCCAAAACTGTTGTTTACGTTTTCATTAACAAAGTGATGTTTTTCCATCAACTCATCAGGATCAAGGAAAGGACCATTGTGCTTAAAGATAAACTGATACGAATCAGGGTAATCTGCAGGAACGTAGTACATACGAGACAAGTCTTTGGTTTGCGGATCACCAAGAGAGTTGAATTCTTGATTTAGTGCAAACCAAAGATGTTTGATTTTATTTGCTTCTACATGTTTCGTTAAAGGAAAGACTACTCTGAACTTAGGCTTTTCTTTTGTCGAAGATGCTGAACTATAGCAAACGAATCGATTTCTTTCGAACGTCTTAATAGCTTCTTCAAACGTGCCTTCGTATTCGTCGATGTCGAGTGCCACCCAACCACCCCACGAAAGTACATTGCGATTTGCTCGTGTAGTTTCTTTTTCGTATATTGCTGGTGTGATAAGTGCTGATCCATTTTTTCTTTCTCCTTTTTTAGGTTTATATCCTGGCTGTTCGCTTAACATATACAACAACTCTTCAAACTTTTCCCAAGTAGAAAAAGACATTTGACGGTGTGTCTTATTGTCAAATATTGAGTTGAATATTGTTAAGCTATACTCCATATTAGATTAAGCCGTGATTGCCACTATGATCTGGACCAACCCATCCTTCGGGTTTAATTAAGTCCGGAAGACCAAGAGGATTTGGACGTGATTCTTTTACGCCTACTTTTTTTGACATATTAGCTTTGTGAACTTCATCCCAAGCTTTATACGGATCTACACCAAGTGCATCAAGTGTGCCAATAGCTACAACACACAAGTCAATCAATCCATCAACAACTTCTTCAGAGTCGAGTGGGATGCCAGTCTGTGAAGCTTTTTCTGTTTCACCTAATTCTTCATGAAGGAAGTCTAATCTAAAACGTAAGAATGTTCGTAGCATTACACTATCGAATTTTTCTACGGAATCTCGCACACCAAATTTAGTATGCATGTCATGTATATCTTGTGGCCAATCTTTACTCATTATCTATATATTATACTCTATGTTTAAGGTTTTGTACACCACTAAAGAAAGAACTGTTGTAAGTCTGCTCTAGGTTCTGCTGACCAACCGATAGCATTGAGTATGATATCAATTGGATCAATAAAGGTTTTTTTAAATTGCAGGTTGTGGTCAATGTATTTATTAAGTCCTAATTCTTCTGGTAAGAAGTCAGGAAACGCTATTACATTTTCTTGAATGGAATTTGGAACAAGCAGATAAATAAACTTGACTTTGTCACCACTGTGAATAAGTTGATACTGTTTATCGAGGCCTTTAGCTTTTAGGTGGTAATTATAGAGAAGAGAACCACGAACATGAATTGGTGTACCCTTACGATATATGCCTTGATTTTCTGCGTAGCTTATAACATCTGAAACTCCACGAGGAAAAGCAATTTGATCAGGTGATAATGTTTTAAAGTGTTCTTTGAAAAGCGCAATTGCTTCTTGAGTCTTTTCTTCGTCACCAGTTACAATAACCTTAAAGAGGTTTCTCATAGCATCACGACACGGCATTGGTGTAGAAGACTTAATAGCCTCAATACCCATGATCTTGATCTTAGGTTCAGCGTATTGAACACCTTCGTTGTTATGTACATTGAGGATGTAACGTTTCTTTGCAGTCCAAATACCACGATCAGCAATAGCTTCACGTTTCATAACCATACGATTTGTATAAGCGTTAGTACGTTCAGCGAATTTGTCAAAGGCTTTATCGAGCATAGGTTCAATAGCTTTAGAACCGAACTCGTCAAGGAAGGATACAGGATTGTTTGGCTTGAACTTTTCAATCACGTCTTTAACGCCAATGTAAAGAGAGTCAGTATCCATCGCAATAACACGATCTTTAGATTCACCAAGGAAATCGTCGAGGTAATTGTTTACATGTGTTTCAGCGTATTTGATAACCTCTTGGCCAGTTAAAGTAATTGCTGAAGCGATACGTAGATCAAAGTAACGGAAGTACTTATTGCCCATTGCACCATATAGACTATTAAGAAGAATCTTAATCGCTGTTTGAAGTGTTTCAAGACGTGCGACCTGTGATGATGTTTGTTGGTATTCTTTACGCTGACGTTTAGGAATTGTTTCAAGTTTGTGTTTAGCGGTGAGCATGTCACCTTTCACAGTTACACGTTTAGAATATAGTTCTTCAACAATTTCTGGAATAATACCTTTCTTGTCTTTACGAAAGACTGCACCATTAGACGCAGTTGCACCATCAGCGTTAGTAACACCAATCAAAGTTTCAGGCGACATGTTGTATTGAACAATAAGATTAGGATAAAGTGAGTTTAAGTCAAAAGACATTACCCAATCATGCATTCCAACATGAGGATCTTTTACATAGCCACCTGGGAATTGTTCAGTTTCTTTTGGTGTACTTGGAAGAACCGTGATCTTAGATCGTGCTAGCCTACGGAAAATAATTGAGTCCCATATCGCGGTTGTACCGAGTGTGTCTTGATAGTTTACACCACCGAGATACGCCATAGTCAATACCAACGTAATAAGGCCAAGCTTCTCTTCCATACGTTCGATGAGCTCAACGTCTTTAATGTTGTAGTCAACAAACATTTGAAAGTCTGCATCATACAAGTCACGAAGTGTACCAACCTCAGAATAGTCGAGTTTCTTTTCACCAAGTACTACACTTGAAATATGATTCAACGAATACGATTCTTGATTACCATAAGTATATGCAAACTTCTTAAAGAGTTCCATATAGTCAAGGTGTTGAATACCCATGATGTCAAAAGCAATCTGCTGACGACCTTTGACAAAGATTTCTTTACGTTCGATCTTACGCCAAGGTGAGAGATTACGAACCTTTTCTTCGCCGAGTAAGAACGCCATTCGAGCTACCATGTAAGGAATATCGAAGAACCGAGTATTCCAACCAGTAATGATATCAGGTGTGTTGTCTGGTTCTGCCCAATAATCGATGAATGCAGAAAGCATTGAAGATTCTTCAGTGAACTGGCGATACTCGATTTTTAAATGCTTAAGCGCGGTGATTGCTTCATCGTAAGGTTTCATACCCCAAACACGATAAGTGTCATCTTTTGAGCTTTTGTAAGCAATCGTAAGAATCTGATTTACTGGATTGTCGACCTCAGGAAAGCCATCACCATACGCGGTTTCAATATCCAAAGAAGCAACATCGACCATGTTGCGATTGTAAACAATTTCATTGGGAAACTGATTCTGAATAAACGCAGGAATGTGACGAGTATTACCATAAAGGCAAAAGTCAGGAACACCTTTATAAGACTTTTCGAATTCCCTGACTTCTTTCATTGAGCCAAATTGTAAAGGCTCGACAGGTGTACCATCCAGAGCTTTCCAATCTGTAACTGCCTTTTGAGACTTAAGATAAAGCGTAGGCTTATACGCAATTCGATGGCTTATCTTTTTTCCCTCGTCGTCGTAACCTCGATATAGAAGTTTGTTACTTAATCGCTCGACACTAGTGTAAAATCCGGTTAAAATCATAATATAATTATACCATAAGATTTACGGTATGTACACTATATTTTTTCCCAATCTTCTCCTTTTATAGTTTTAATCTTCTTATTGCCGTCAAAGCCTTCTTTCTTAAAAGAAAACACACACAATTCTTCAAGTTTTCCATTCATTGTGCGGTAAGCTCCGTCGTAACCTTCTTTCAGCAAACGCAAGGTTTCCTCATCTCGGTATTGCCCAAATGGCAAATCTGTATCTTTTGAGAAGATGTCGTCTTTATCTAAATTGTATGCGTTCTTTAGTTTAATTTCAAACTTCTGTTTGTAACCTTTAGGCACTGCAAACTTAACGTCTTCTTCATTGCCGAAAAAATAAAAGCCTTTACCTGAAAAGCCATCATCGTTTTCACTTCCCTGCAATGTTTCTTTGAATGGTGGCTTAAAAGGTTTACGTGTACCGTGCCAACCTTCAATGAAAAGTTTTTTCCCTTTTGCTTCAAGTAAGTACTCACTGAATGATTGCATGTATCTATTTATAAAAAAAGTCCCCTTTACTTTAGGCGAAAGAGGGAAAGACCTTTAAATTAGAAGCTGAATGCTACACCAAAATCGGTAGTAGCTTCCCAAACTCCATCAGTACCATTAACAGCATCGCTATTAAGATAGTTAACAGTTACGAATACTGATACTGGACCTGTCGTAGAAATACGAGCAAATCCAAGAGTGTAATCGTAATCAGCTTGTGTTTCAAATGTTTGACCATACGCTGCTCCAATAGAAAGCGCAAAGGCTTTACCAGAATATAGAGCATACTCGCTTGAGAGTTCTGCACTATATGCGCTATCTTCATTTGCTGATGCTGCAACTACTGTGTCCAAACCAAAAAGGTTTAGACCATAAGCTGCTCCAACTTCAAACAAGCCTTCGCCAGCTTCAACAGCCCCAGTTGAATATTCGCCATAAACACCGAGCACACCAATAAAGGTGTTAAGTTCAGTGCCAACAGTTGCATAAACCTGATAGTCATCAGTGTTGACATATTCAAGATCACCTACAAGTGATAGGCCTCCGATAACACCTAAGTCTGTGCTTAGTTTTACGAATGCTGCATCATCTCCGGTATAAGCACCAGTGTCAATACGTTTTTCATATTGCCCCACTTCGCCTTGAACCTCCCAAGTCTTTGCGACTTCTTGGGCTTCGGCTTTAGCACCGAAGAAGAATGAGTATGCAACGTAAAGTACTACTGCACCTACGATGTATTTAATGATTGTTTTTTTATTCATATTTTTGTATGTATTAAATGACATGACGCCGCGAATGCACGACGCCATGTCTAGTTTGTTTTTTGTTATTCAGAAAGGAACTGAGGTGTCTCAGCGCCAATCGTGAAAGTTTTAGGCTTCTTTTCTTCTGGAATATTTTTTACCAGATAGACAGATAGAATACCATCAACAAGTGCAACAGATTCAACTTCAACATATTCACTTAATGTGAATTTTCTTTTGAATTTGCGTGTTGCAATACCCTTATGGATGTATTCTTTATTACCGTTCAGATCTACATCCTTAGATGCGATTGTGAGAACGTTTTCTTCTTGCTCAACGAATAAATCTTTTTCGTTGAAGCCCGCGACAGCAAGAGCAATTTCGTATTTGTCTTCGCCGTGATTCACAACATTGTGAGGTGGATAACCTTGTTGTTGTGATTGTAGTTTTTCGATACTATCAAACATAGTATCGAAACCGATTGTCCAGGATTGGCCTGGCCATGTGTATGTATTTGTCATTTTGTTTTCCTCCGTTAGGCAGGTTATGTGTTGTAAGACCCCGAAGGCATCTCATTCAAAGTAACAGCGTGTTACCTTAAAAGTTTATTTATACGATTACTCTTACACTTTTTGAGAATGTGTTATATTCTTTAAACGATAAAAGCTTTCGCGATGAAATTATTTCAAAAAAGGTTTTGGCTTCTGGCCCATTTAATTTATCGTATTTAAATGCGACTGAAGAATAAATTGGTCTATAGTGAAGTGTTCTATCTTTTGGTGTTAAAAGTAATTGCCCTGTTGTAACCATCTCAGCCTTTTTAGTATCACCTGTACGAATAGGATTCATGAAAATATCTTTATCTGGCGTTTGTGCTAAAGCGTCAATCGCGTCTGTTGCTAATTTAAAGTCAGGCTTCATAAATTCTGTTGCATACTTATAACGCATTTCAGAACTTTTTCGAGCATATTTTAATTTATCATCTTCAGGATCTTCCATATAACCAAGTTCTGGAATTAGTACACCATGATTTGTTCTTACGGAAATTTCATCATCTTTGAGTTTAACCAATTTGTGAATAAACTTTCGAGGGTTGTCTTTAGTAGCATCTTCTTTACGTACTAAAAAACCTCCTTCAATTAAATAACAATCTTTTTCATTGAAGACATAAGTACATCCTGAAAGTTCATGAGCGATTAAAATTTTAGCTGCAGCTTCAGGAGTTTTTTCTAAAAGCGCTTTACGAATAGCTTTACCGTCAGGAGAATAATAACCATCAGCATTCCTACGAGCTGATCGTTGGTTAGTAATTTTATCACCTTCTTTTTCATCACTCTTTACTGACAAAGATGCTGATAAAACGCAGACACCATACTCGTTTAATCCTTCTGTCCAACGACTCAATTTGTCATCGATATATAAGCGCTGTATTCCTTCGCGATTGTTTTGTACAATGTCAACTTCAGTTTGGTAATTCCTATCGCGATTTTTAATCCCGATCCAACCATGGTTTTTTAACCTTTTTACAGCTACTACACACATATAAATCTATTTATACGTTTATGCCTTTTTAACGTTACCAATTGAGTATTTAGATTCTAAACTCCACTCTTGTTTATCTTTGTGTGAAATAATTTTTATTTGACGTAAAGATGTTTTTGGTTCTGCCTGTGCTACATCGACTATGGTTAATAATCCCCAATCAGATAAAAGAGTTGTTATAGTGTTTCTGCGCGAAATATCATCTTCAGTAAAATTAGAAGGTTTTCCGTCAAGCATGAAAAGTTCTTTAAAGTGTACTATAAAATACCTACCTTGCTTGTGAAGAATATGACAGCTTTGAAATAAAGTGTTATGATCTTTTTTAGAAGATACTCCAATACGAGTAAGAGTTTCCTTAATTTTAAGAAAATCGTCAGGCTCATTTAGTAGTACCTCCAACATATCTGAAGGTGTCCATTCAACTGGTGTTTGCGTTTGCATAATTTATTCCATTGTAAAGAATTATTTATACTAATTGCAACTTACGCTTTATCTACCTCCTTTATCAAAAATATCATGTAACGATTTTATTTGTGATTTTGACATAATAGGATACACCGCTTCTGCTTTCTGTTTAGAATAATTGTAAGCTTTTTGAATCATTTTTATATCTTCACTGGATTTAGCCTTTTTACCCCACTTAGAAAATCTGCGGCCGTGAGTAACTATATTTTTATAGAAGTCGTATTGCATACGATGAGGTAAGTTGGCGTGTAAATTCATTTCATTAGCGAACAGAGCGGTGTCTTTAAAGTATGACAACCCTCGATTAATGATGAATGGAACATACTGTTTATCGGCCGAATCTGGATTCGACGATTCTAGCGAGTTGTCTGCTGTGCAATCACGCAAAAGGTGTTTACCTTTATTACCTTCGTTGATCGATTTAATAAAATCGAATGGGCTTAGCTTTTTTACTTCCATTCTGATGATGCCATGATTTCAGTTAGACACGCGACAGTGTTGAGTTCTTTATCAGCAACAAAGGCCGCTTTATATTGGTAATCAGCAAGGATAAGAATAATCGCAGGAATAGAATGCGGACTTGCAAACTCGTACAACGTATCGTAAATTCTGCGGAAAATAACAGATGAATCAACGTCTGCATTATTAGTTACCCAAGATCGCATACTTTTGAAGTCTTTACTCTTTAAGTAAGTGACTAGTGAAGCAATGTTTTGATCTGACAAGCCAATCAATACGTCTGAAGTGATTTCGCCTGAAGATGAATAACGTTGACACTCGTTAATTACACGGCGCCAATCTGGTGCATACCGCATGATCAATTCGGCGAGTATCTTATTATTATAATCAACACCTTCAGTTTCTAGAATAGTTTGCATTCTTTTCATGAACAAAGCGCACAATTCACCTAGCTGCTTTTTCGTTGTGTTGAATTCGATTACAGCACAGCGAGAGTGAAGAGGTTCAATAATACGATTCTTAAAATTACATGTAAGTATAAATCTACAATTAGAACTAAACTCTTCGATAAAGCCGCGTAACGCAGGTTGTGTTGATTGGGCATTTAGGTAATCAGCTTCGTCAAGGATAACGACTTTATAATTACCACCATTTAAAGAAACCGTAGACGCAAACTGTTTAATTTTAGAACGAAGTGTATCGATGTTACCTTCTTCAGAAGCGTTAATAAGTAAGCAATCTAAATCGAGTTCATTACACAAGGCACGAGCGACAGTTGTTTTACCTAAGCCTGCAGAGCCAGTAAGTAGCATATTGTGCATTTCACCAGTATCTACAACTTTTTGAAAAGTCTTTTTTAGACTTGTTGGAAGAATACAATCTTCAATAGTTTGAGGTCTATACTTCTCGACCCACAAGAATTCGTTTTGTTTTGTCATAATATAATTATACCTTAAGATCAAAGGTATGTAAATCAAAAGTGTTGAGTAGTTTTTTTCAAAACCGACATACTCAGGTCGTGGCTTTCAACTACTCAGAGGTTTCCTCAGTCACTTCTGCGCCATCAGTAGTTGCTTCATTTGCGGCATCTTCCTCGCCGGCTTTTTCTTCTTTCG